AATTATCAAAGAGAAATCTACTACGTAAAGGAGCTACTACTTATCAAAATACGGAGTCTCTTTTATACAAATATAACGACTTGAAAAAATCAGTTGAAGACCGTGAAGAAGAAATCGAGGAAATTAAAACAACTGGACTACGCGGAAAATCAAAGAGCATATTTAAAATACCAGAAGGAAGTCATAGCGATTATGATACTATCGAAGAAGATATAATAAATGGCTTAATATCTGACATCAAAAAGACACAGTTAATTATTAACCGCATAGACAGAATATTAAAGAAATTTAAGTCCGATAAATATATCGACATAATTAAATTAAAATACTTTGAAAATAAAACGCAGCAAGATATAGCCGATTATTTCGAAAAAGATACTACTACAATATGGAGAAATAACAAGCGTTTAATCAATGAAATAAAGGTTTATCTATTCCCTAATGATGTTATTAAAGAACTTAACTATTGACAAAATGCAATAACCCACGCAATAACCCCGCAATTGACATAGCAATTTTTATATAATATAATTGGTACAATGAAATTATTAGGAATTGAGAAACACGTCTGTTTTATAGGCGTGTTTTTTTAATGCTTATTTGAGGTGGTATTATGGCTAAAGACTTTGCTAAAGAGTTCTATCGTTCTACTGCGTGGCGCAAGACTAGAGCTTATATATACAATAAGCAACACGGAATATGTGAACGTTGCCACGGCGAGTATGGACCTGGCGAAATAGTACACCATAAAATATATCTAACTCCTTATAATATTCATAACCCAGCTATTACACTGGGAGAGGACAACCTAGAGCTATTGTGTAGAGTATGCCATGCTATAGAGCATGAGTCAGAGCTGCCAACAGATAAGAGTCTTATGTTCGACGACGAAGGTAATCTAATAGAAAGGAGCGTTGATTATGATATTAACCGTCTATACTAACTATCTCATTATGACTTATGACATAGTCTTTAGTGGTACCAAAGAGGAGCTCGCTAAAGCACTAGACGAAGGACCAGTCTTTCTGAGTACAAAGGAAGGAGCGTCAGTCTTTGTTAATCCGATTAACGCTGCACTGATAGAAATAAAAGACTCCCCCCTTTCTTAAAAAAGATATGCTTCACAGTGAACCGCGCTTGAGTCCTTTTTCGGACTGCTTCGGTCGTGTGAGGGGGTGTAGTCAAAGGTGGTGGAAAAATGGAAAATGAAAATCTTAATTCTAAAGAATTAAAAGAAGTTCCCGACTTTTCGACAGAGCTTAAAAAACTTAAAAAAATATTCAAAAACATACCAAAAGATAAAAAGAATTTGGTACAAAAGCTTATCGAAAGTGCTGCTTTTATGTCCGTTGAGTTAACTAAATTAGAAAATTACATCAGTGTAAATGGTGTATCAGAAACATACCAAAACGGAGAAAATCAGTACGGAACAAAAACCAGTACAGAAGCCAGTGTGTACAACACTATGATTAAAAATTATACGTCGATCATAAAACAATTATGTGAGTTATTGCCAGAAGGTTTACCAGCAACAAAGGAAGGTAACGCTTTAATGAATTTCGTTACTAAGCCTAAGGGTAAATAATGAATTACATCAGAGAGTATAACGAAAAAATACAGTCTGGCGAAATAATAACTAGCCGCAGAGTCAAAAAGGTTTATGCTCGATTAGTAAAAGAAATGGACGATCCTAATTGTCCTTTTTATTTTGACGAAAAAATAGCTAATAGACCTATAGAGTTTACAGAAACTTTTTGCAAACAGTCCCAGGGAGAATTAGGCGCAGACCTAAAACTGGAATTGTTCCAGAAAGCTTATGTACAAGCTTTATTTGGTTTTTTAGATAAAGAAACTGGGTACAGAAGATTTAACGAAACAATGTTTTTGGTAGGACGTAAAAATGGTAAAACAACTCTTTTATCTCCTATCGCGTTGTATATGTTAATGGCTGACTATGAAGGTGCAGCCGAAGTATACTCAGTAGCAACAAAGAAAGAACAAGCAAAAAAGGTTTTAACCGAAGCTTGTAATATGGTTAAACAAAGTCCAGAATTACGATCCGTTTTGAAGAAAAGAAGAAATGATCTTTACTTCAATGCTACATCTTCTATCTTTGAAGCTTTAGCGTCAGACTCTAATACGCTTGACGGGTTAAATAGCCACGGCGTTATTATAGACGAATTACACGCTATCAAAGATAGAAATTTATACGAAGTTATGAAACAGTCTATGACTGCTCGACGCCAGCCGTTATTAGTTATGATAACTACTGCTGGAACAGTTAGAGAGTGTATCTATGACGATACTTACGATTATGCTTGTAAAGTAGCAGACGAAGAAATAAAAGACGATCACTTTTTACCTATTCTTTATGAACTAGATAATCGTAACGAGTGGACAGATCCAACGTGTTGGTTAAAAGCTAACCCAGGACTAGGAACAATTAAAAGTTATCATAATCTATCTATTGAAGTTGAACGCGCTAAAAATGATCCTAAAAAATTACCAGGTTTATTGTGTAAAGATTTTAATATTCGTGAAAACGATAGCAACGCTTGGTTAAGCTTTGAGGAAATTAACAACACAGAGACTTTTAATATGGAAGATATTGAGAATACTTACGCTATCGGTGGTTGTGATTTATCAGCTACTACTGACTTAACTTGTTCTACATTACTTATCAGAAAGCCTAACGACGAGAAAGTATATGTTATACAACACTACTTTTTACCGCAAGTAAAGCTTGATAGATTAGACGAAAAAAACACGCAAGAAGCACCATACAAAATATGGCGTGATAAAGGTTTACTTACTGTATGTGAAGGAAATCGTGTTGACTATTCGCAAGTAACAGACTGGTTTGTACAAATGCAACAAGAATTTAAAATTGATCCTATATACGTTGGTTATGATAGAGCTCTAGCTGGTTACTGGGTTGACGAAATGAAGTCAAACGGTTTTCAAATGGAAGCCGTAGCACAGGGACCATATACTTGGAGTCAACCAATGCGTGAAATGGGCGCAGCTTTTGCAGATAAAAAGGTTAATTATAATAACAACCCTATTTTAAAGTGGTGTTTAACTAATACTGCGGTTAAAAAAAGTGGTTTGAATAATATACAACCAGTAAAAATAAACGAACGTCGAAGAATTGACGGAGCCGTATCTTTACTTAATGCTTGGGTTTTATACGTTAAGTATTATGAAGATTTTATGTATAGTGTGGGGTGATCAAATGAAACATAGAGGCTTATTTAAAACTATATTCGGTGGTAAACCGAGTACATCTAATGACGCAACAGGTTTTAACATTTATAGTCTGTTAAATACTTTTAACTCTACTTATCAGATAAATACGGGTAACGCTTGGGATATGGACATTGTACGTAGTGCGGTAGACGCATATTGTAGAAACTTTGCTAAATTAAAAGCTAAACATACAAGAGTTGGTAAAACTGGTAAATCTAAAATTGAAAGATTATTAAATTACCGTCCTAACGATTTAATGGAAGCTTATAGCTTTTATTATAAAATAGCTGCTAATTTAAAACTTACTAACAATGCCTTTATTTACCCAGAATACTCTCCTAATCACGAGTTATTAGGTTTTTACCCTTTAATGTCTAATAAGATAGAATTACTGGAAAAAAACGGACAATTATATTTAAAATTTTTATTTAAAACTGGAAAAATAAAGATCGTTCCATACGAAAATATTATACACATGAGAGGTCAATTCTTTGATCACGATATTTTCGGTAGTAAGAACTATGCTTTACTTCCAGCTCTTGATACTGTCTTAGCAATAAATCAGGGTGTTTCTAACTCTGCTAAATTGATTAACAGTATTAGAGGTATCTTGTCGGCTAAGGTATCGTCTAAAGACGAAGATTTAGCAAAAGCAAGAGATAAGTTTGTAGAAAACAACTTTAAAATATCTGCTAATGGTAGTGGTGTTATCGTAACAGATACAAAAATGGACTATACACCAATAAATGAAAAATCAACACCTATTTCTTCTGAAACATTAAGTTATACGAAGAATACTATTTATGATTATTTTGGAGTTAATGAAAGTATAGTACAAAATAAGTTTGACGAAAATCAATGGAACGCTTTTTATGAAGGTGCTATTGAACCAGTAGCTATACAAATGTCTCAATGCTTTACTAATAACTTATTTACCGAAAATGAGCGTAACTTTGGTAACGAAATAACTTTTGAAGCTAATAGACTACAATATGCTTCTAATAGTACAAAAATAAATGTTGTTAAAGAGTTAGCTCCTTTAGGTGTATTAAGAAAAAATGCTATTTTGGAGATATTTAATATGGCTCCCCTTCCAGGAGAAGAAGGAGAAAAAGTTATACAGTCTTTAAACTGGATCAATGCTGAAAAAGCAGACGCGTACCAAACTAATAAAAATGATACGCCACCAAAAGAAGATAACAAAAATAATAATGAAGATCCTATTGACGAGGGAGGTGGAGAAAATGGAGACGAATAATACAGAAAAGAAAGATATTAAAGTTGTTAAACTTAATAAGTTTATTAGTTTTGAGCTTTTAAGAAAAATGAAAGAAAAAGAGCCAAACACTAAATTTATTTTACCTAATGGAAAGGAGGCTGTTCTAAATGACAAAAAAGAACAACAAAAGCCTAGTAAATAAAACTGGGCGTGAAATTAGAGTCTTCTCAGATTTTAAGTTAAAAGAACTTAGAAGCGACGACGGAGACGAAAGACAAGATTATGTACATGGCGTCCCAGTAGTATTTAATACTCCTACTTGTCTTTATGAGTTTGAGGGAGTAAAGTTCTATGAACAAATAGACCGCCATGCGTTTGATAGTTGCGATATGTCTGATGTAATATTCAACTATAATCACGGAGGCCCCGTACTTGCTAGATTAAGAAACAATACTCTTAAACTAGCTATAAATGATGTCTGTATGGAAATGGACGCATTTCTTGGGGGTACTAATAATGGTAGAAACACCTTAGAAGAAATAAGGGGTGGCTACATAGATAAAATGAGTTTTGCTTTTGTAGTAGCAGAAGACGGAGACGAATACGATCCAGCAACTCATACAAGAACAATAACTCGAATTAAAAAGCTATATGATGTATCAGCGGTTGATATACCAGCCTATGATACAACAAGTATTTCTGCTAGATCTTTCTTTGAGGTGGAGTACGAAAAAGAAAAAAGAGCTTTGGAGCAAGCCAGACTTAGAGAAATATGTATAGCAAAATCTAAAATCTAATAAGTTCGATAAGGAGGAAAATAAAATGAACGAAACAAGATTAAAAGAAATTGAAGCTAGAAAAGCTGAAATTAGATCACTTTTAGAAGATACATCAAAAGACGTTAATTTAGACGAAATTAACAAAGAATTAGATAGCTTAAATAAAGAACAAAGTTCTATTGAGGAAAGAGCTAAAATTGCACGTAGTTTAGAAACTGGAGAAGAAATACCAGACCGTGTAGAAAAAGTACCAGCTATTGAAGAAGCAGAAGAAAGGAAAGGAAAAGATAATATGAATAAAGAATATCGTAGCGCTTACTTAAAACATTTAAGAGGTGCTGAAATGACTGAAGCTGAAAAAAGAGCTTTTACAGTTAGTGGCGCTGGCTCAGTAATTCCAGTAGAAACTGCTAACGAAATTATTAAGAAATTAAAGGATCAAGCACCTTTATTAAATGAAATTACATTATTAAATGTAAAAGGAAATGTTAAGTTTGCCGTTGAAGGTGTTAAAACTGACGCTGCTAAACATACTGAAAACGCTTCTATTAGTGCTGACGGAGACACTTTAGTTACAGTATCATTAAATGGTTATGAAGTAACTAAAAAAGTACAAGTATCTGATAGCGTAATGACTATGAGTAACGACGCTTTCGAAGACTGGTTAACTAGTATGATCGCTGAAATGTTAGCAGACAAAATCTGTACTTTAATTATTAAAGGTAGTGGTACAGACGAAGCTACTGGTGTTGAAAAAGCTAATACTTGGGGAGATACAAACTCTGTTACTGTTGCCGCTGCTTCTTCATTGACTGAGGCTAACGTACAAAAGTTAATGTCTTTACTTAAAGCTGGTTATAGCAAAAACGCTAAATTCTTAATGAGTAATGAAACATTATTCAATGACTTTATGCCTTTACAAAATTTAGCTAAAAACTCTATCGTTACTGAAAGAGACGGTGTTTACTATGTATATGGTAAAGAAGTTATGTTGTCAGAAGATGTAGCAGCACACGAAGCTTATCTAGGTAACTTTAAAAAATATGTTGGTAACTTATCAGAAGATGTTACTATCGTAAGTGCTTTTGATATTGATACTAACTCTTATAAGTATCTTGGTAAAGCTATATTCGACGGTAAAACTGCTATCGGAGAAGCTTTTGTTAAATTAGTAAAAGCTGCAGCTGGAAAATAAAATTAAAAATTAAAGATAAGGAGTGATATTATGGCAAATAATAAATCTATTAGCGACGAGCTAATGAAAAAAGCACGTGGTTTTCTTAGAATAACTATTGAAGACGACGAAGTTATAAATACTGAAATTACTACTCTTATTAAAGCTTGTAGACAAGACTTAATAAGAAACGGTATCACTTCTACAAAAGCTGAAAGTGAAGAAGATAGTCTAATAGAAACGGCTATACTTCTTTACTTAAAAGCTGAGTTTGGGTTAGATAATAAAAATTATGAAAAATATCGTAATTCTTATGAGACTCTACGAACAGAATTATCACTAACGAGCGACTATGTAAACGAGGTGGTAAAAAATGTGGAGTGATGTCTTATATCTTTTAGAAGAAGTTGAGAGTTTGGACGAGTTAAATCGTCCTCACTACTCTTATAAAGAAAATAAAGTATATGCTAATAAAATATCAGTTAAAAGAAGTGAATTTTACCAGGCGCAAGCTGCTGGCTTTAAACCAGAAAAAAGTTTTGAAATAAGGACCATAGAATTTGACGAAGATAAGCACACAAAAGTTAAATACAAAGGTGTTACATACAAAATACTACGTTCTTACGAGGTAAATAGTGAGATAACAGAAATTGTATTAACGGGGCTTAATAACAATCGTGAGCAACAATAAAATAGAATTTATAGACACATCAAAAGAAGTTAAAAACACTATGGTTAAGCTTTCAAAGTCCGCCCTTCGTGCTTCTGCTAAAGTAGCTGGTAAAGCTATTAAAGCTGAAACTCAAAAACGTACAGGCCGATTATCTAAACAAGTTGGTTATTGGGCTAAAATAAATCGTGATACTGGACAACCAGAGTTACAAATTGGTTACTATTCTAAAGCGCAAGCAAAAAAGAAAGGTAAACAAGTATCACACGCTAACCCTGCTTGGGCTGAGTTCGGTGTTAAATCACATACTATCAGTATTAAAAAAGCTAATACTCTAAGCGACGGTAATATTAACTATGGTAAATCAGTTAGCCACCCAGGACTTAGAGGACAAAGTATCTTACGTAATAGTGTCTTTAATAATATAGACGCTATCAGAGAGGCACAAGCTGAATACTTAGCAGCACTTAATAAAACTATTGAAGCAGCTGGAGGAAAGATTAAAGAAAGTGAGGAGATCGAAGATGTATAATTTCTTTATTGCATTACAAAAGTTTGTTAATGAACAAAAAATAATTCCACTATATTATGAAGAAGCTTCGAAAAAAGCTGACTTCCCTTATGGTGTAATTACTGATCCTATTAAAACTTGCTTACGTTACGGCGAATTAGTATACTTCGACATATTTATATGGACTACAGAGCCTAATACTGGTATTGAATTAGAAAAGAAGTTACAAGAACTTATCAAATTTCTTGACGGTAAAATCTTCTCAGAAGAAAGAGCCGTTATATACTTTGAAGAACAAAGACCAATATCTGATCCAGAATATGCCTTAATAAAAAAACAGATAACATTTAGTATTAGATTATTTTAAAGGAGGGAAAACTAATGTTAAAAGTATTTACTGAAAATGACACTAAAAAAATTCAAATTGATGAAGGTATCGTTGTATTAAACTTAGGAAAAGATAACGAGTTAATACTTGGACCTACTCGTGGTGGTGTTGAAATGACTATTACACCAGAAATAAGAGACATAGAGTTTGACGGTAAGCGTGGTAAAACTGCTGGTATGCAAGTTATCGACGGCGAAGACGCTACTATTAAGGTTGTGTCATTATGTTGTAGTCAAGATGTATTATTAAAAGGTTTACCTAATGCAACACTTGATACAAACAAAGTAATTAAACAAGGAGATTTTGGCCCTATAGCAAAGAGTAAATATATTGATACTATTGATGTAATTACACAAATGCTAGATAAGACTTATAAGATCCTTACATTTAATTATGGCTTACACGAAGGAGCATTTACTTATAAGGCTGCTCCTAAAGCAGAAAATGAACATAATCTTGAAATTATACCTCACTATACTATAGACGATAGTTCAAGACTATATCAAATTAAAGATAGTGAAACTTGCCCTATAACAGTTGGAGAATAAAATTAAAATATTATTCTCCTTTTTGTTTTCTATTTGAGCGATAACAAAAGGGAGAATAAAAAAGAAAGGAAAAAAAGAAATGAAAACAAAATATTTATTATTATTAAGTGAAATTATAGACAAAATGGACATTAAAGAAGAATTACAAAATTTAGATTTTAATACTGGAGACGAAAAAGAAGATCGAGAAAAATTAGGAGCTGCTCTTATAACTTTGATTATTACTAGAATTTATAAATGTGAAAAAGAAGTTTATACTTTTGTAGCTAATTATAGAGGTTATTACCCTTCTAAACCAGTATTTACTGATGAAGATACAGAAGATATTAAAACAGAAAAAAATAAAAAATATGAAGAAGATTTAAAACTTGCTTTAGAAAAAGCAGAAAATGAAGATATAATCGCATTATTTAAGGAAATAAGTAAATTACCAGGTGTTGCGAGTTTTTTATCTATAGCGTAAGTATCGGCACTGCGGAGGTCTTACGAATATTATATAAGCATTATGGCGGTATTGACTGGTTTGAGGACAAGCCGTCTTTTTTATTGGGCGAGTGTTTAGATAATGGTATTAAAAAAGAAACTGAATTACCTAAACTAATTAACGAAATTGTTAAAAAATTATCGCACGAAAAAACTTTTGTTCCACAACTAGAACAAAAGCCAAAAAAGAAAATGCGAAGCGCAGAAGACATTATGAAAGATTACGGTTTGGGAGGTGTTAAACTTGGCTAATATATTTAGTTTATATGGATCTATTTTTATAGATAATGAGAAAGCTAATAAAGCTATAGACGGCACTACCAAAAAAGGAGAAAGCTTCGCCTCTAAATTAGGCGGAGTTTTTTCTAAAGTTGGTAAAGGTGCTCTTGCTTTAGGTGGTACTTTGACTACCGCTGCTACTGCTATCGGTGGTTTAGCTATAAATACATCAAAAGATGTAGATCAAGCTATGAACTCATTTATTGTACAAACTGGTATTGCAAAAAATGAGTCTGGCGAGTGGCAGAAAGCCTTAGAAGATATATACAAAAATAATTATGGAGAGAGCTTCGAAGATATAGCCAACTCAATGGCTTTAGCTTCTCAAGAATTATACGAGTTTGATCCTTCGCAAATAAAAGCGGTTACAGAAAATGCTCTCGCGTTACGAGACGCTTTCGGTGTTGAAGTAAATGAGTCTATAAGAGCAACAAAAGCTTTAATGACACAATTTGGAATATCAGCAGACGAAGCGTATAACTTAATGGCCCAGGGTGCACAAGCTGGTCTTGATTTCTCTGGAGAGTTAGTCGACAATATTAACGAATATTCTGTACAGTTTGGTAAATTAGGTTTATCTGCGGAAGATATGTTTAATATATTTCAAAGTGGTGCAGACGCTGGAGCTTGGAACTTAGACAAAATCGGCGACGCCGTTAAAGAGTTCTCTATAAGAGCAATAGACGGCTCTAATACAACTGTAGAAGGTTTTACGAAACTTGGTTTAAATGCTGATACAATGGCTAAAAAGTTTGCTGCTGGTGGAGATACTGCTAAAGAAGCTTTTTATCAAACTATAGACGCTATTAAAGCAATGGACGATCCAGTACAACAGTCTATCGTTGGTGTTGATTTATTTGGTACAATGTGGGAAGATTTAGGACCAGAAGTTGTAACTCAATTAGGATCAATTAGAGAAATGTACGACGGTACAGTAGACTCTATGAACCAGATTAAAGAAGTAAAATACGACGATATAGGAAGTATGTTTGAAGGGTTAAAACGCAATGTACAAATGCTACTACTTCCTTTAGGTAATGCTTTAATGCCTTTAATTGTATCTATTATGAATTTAATTATGAATAATATGCCTTTAATAGAAGGTTTGATAAATCAATTAACGCCAGTTATTACTCAACTATTTAATGCAATTATTCCGTCGGTACAGACTATTGTAGAGACTGCTTTACCAATGCTCGCCACTCTGATAGAGACAATTTTACCTATATTTATTAGTTTATTAAGTACTTTACTACCTCCTATTATGCAAATAGTGGAGGCTTTACTTCCAGTCTTTGTAGAACTTATAAATATGTTATTACCACCTATATTACAAATAGTTCAAATGATCCTACCTTTATTACTTAACTTAATTCAACCACTATTACCTTTACTATCTCCTATACTTCAATTATTACAACCTTTCATTGATTTATTGATGTTAATATTACAACCTTTAACAGAATTACTTAACTTAATACTTCCACCTTTAGTAAGTATATTAAATGTAATTATACAAAGTATTATTCCAATGCTATCAGCACAATTTACTTACGTAGCTAATATTATTGGTAGTGTCTTTGGTACTGCTATTAGTTATATAACATCACAAATACAAGTTGCTAAAAATATATTTATGAATATTATAGACTTTATTAAAAATGTATTCACTGGTAATTGGAAAGCTGCTTGGCAAAATGTTAAAAATATATTTAGTAATATAATTAGTGGTATAGGTAATATCTTTAAGTTACCTATTAACTTCATAATTGACGGTATGAACGCATTTATTAAAGGTCTTAATAAATTAAAAATTCCAGACTGGGTGCCTGGTGTTGGTGGTAAAGGTCTTAATATACCTTTAATTAAAAAACTTCGTGTAGGTATGGAATATGTACCTTACGACGATATGCCAGCACTACTACATAAAGGAGAACAAGTCTTAACTGCTGACGAAGCTAAAGATTATAGAGAAAATAAGAACTCTATCGTTAATAATAATGAAACAAATAACTTTAACTTAACTATAAACTCAACAGAGCCACTATCTCCAGCAGAAACTGCTAGACAAACTCGTAAAGCTTTACAAGAATATAATCTAAGACATGGAAGGGCGTGATTAAATGGAAAGAACTTTAATATATAAAAATCATAAAGGAGATATGATTACTTTTACATATAAACCGCCTTTTCTTCTTAGTATCTGCGACGGCTTTCACGAAACAGTTGGTACTGTTAATAGTGTAAGTTCTGCGTATGGTGTTGGTACTACTTGGAACGGTACAAGTATAGGTCAAAGAGATTTAACTATCAAAGGTACTATAACAGATAATATACAAGAAAATAGATTATTATTATATGATATGTTCCCTCTTAATAGTGAAGGTACTCTTTACTATTATGAAGGAGATATTGAAAGAAAAATAACTTGTCTTGTTGAAAAAGTATCTATTCCAGAAAAGAAAGGTTTTACAAGAGACTTTTCTATATCTTTAGTATGTCCTAACCCTAGATTTTCCGCTTTGGCTGCCACTATCTTATCTATGGCTACCTGGACACCAGCTTTTAAATTTAAACTTGTTATACCCAAAAATAAAGGTATCAAGTTTGGTACTAAAAATACTACATCTATGGGAACAACAGAAAATACTACCGAAATTGATTACGGTATGACTATCAAATTTAAAGCTAATGATACTGTTAAAAACCCATATCTATTTAATGTTACTACACGTGATATTATACAGATAGAAAAAACTATGTCTGCTGGCGATCAAATAATAATCACTACTCACATAGATAATAAGAACGTTATTTATAAAAACGCCGTTACTGGCGAGGAAGAAAACATAAACTATCTAATAATGTATGGTAGTAAGTATTTACAAGTACCTAGCGGAACTAATACATTTAGAAGTGGTGCAGACTCTGGAGAGGACAATTTAGAGACTACAATAGAGTTTTTACCAGAATATGAGGCGGTGTAATTATGGAAGCTATATCATTAAATGTATATGATCGTGATTTAAAGCCGCTTGGTGTTATAGACAGTTATAGTTCTCTACGCTGGCGTCGTAAATATTTTGAAGCTGGCGAGTTCGAACTTAGTTTAAACCTTACTAAAAACAATTTTAAACTTTTAAATTATGATAATATCATAGTTAGAAGTGATTTAACAGAAAATGACGAGTTCGGAATTATAGAGTCTTGGAAGTTTAAGGACGACGGAGACAAAGTTACTATAACTGTATATGGTAGTTTTGGTTTATCGTTATTAAAAAGAAGAATAATAAAGACACGTATAAATTATAGTGGTAACTATATAGGTGGTTTTAGAAAGCTCTTAACTACAATGAGAGCTTTTTCTTTATTAGAAATTACAGACAGTGATATTACTAGCGATAAAGTAGATTTTCAATGTACATATAAAAATGTATATGATTATCACGAAAAACTATCAAGAGCTTCAAATATTGGAGCTAAAATTGTCTTAGATTTAAAAAATAGAAAGTATAAATATGTTAATTATGTCGGTAAAGACCGTACAGAAGAACAGAAAGTTAATACTAGATATGAATTTAGCGAAGATAAATCAAACTTAGACGCAGCAGAATATACATATAGTCGTAAAAATATGATTACTGATGTTTTAGTTGGTGGAACTGGCGAAGACTCAGCTAGAATATTAAGAACTGTAACGAAGGTTACAACAGATACACACGACTTTGATATTAGAGAGGCTTTTGTAGACGCAAAAAGTCAAAGTAATAAAGATTTATCTACTACTGAATATAACGCTATATTAGATAATTTAGGGCAAGAAAAAATAACAGATCCTACCGAAAACTTCGAGGCTACTGTACACGCTACTCATTATAGAAAATACTGGGACTTAGGAGATATTGTTAATATCAAAAAAGAAACTTGGGAAATAGCACAAAAACAAAGAATTACAGAAGTTGAAGAAGTTATCGAAAAAGGAAAACACAACGTAACACCAGTTTATGGTACACCTATTGCAGAAACGTTCGAAAATGAAGATTAAAAGAAAGGAAGGACATTATGGAAAAGTTTAGTTTTTTTAACGACATAAACGACGACAGAGTCTACTACGCAGAAGACTTCGCTCGCCACTTAAAAAAATACTTTACAAATGGTATTTTCAACAATGAGTTAAAAGTCATAGCAAATAATGATATGACTATCACAATACAAGAAGGAGACGCCAATATTGAAGGCTACCGTTATACTAATACTGGGGATCTAATTAAAACAATAGAAACGGCCGACGGAACATTAAAAAGAATTGATAATGTTGTTGTTCGATTAGATTTAACTAATAGGTTAATATCAGCTCAAATAATCAAAGGGGCTTTCTCTGATAACCCTTCGGCTCCAGCTTTAGTTAGATCCTCAACTATTTATGATATTAAATTAGCTGAGATATATGTAGGTGCTAGTGTAACATCTATAACACAGTCTAATATTACAGACACAAGATTTGAGGAGTCTGTATGTGGTGTGGTTGCTTCTACTGTGGAAACATTAAACACAGAAGAAATATACGATCAATTATATACTAAATATAATGAGTATATAGCAGCAACAGAAGCTTCTTTTACAACTTGGTTTAATCAAATAAAAAATCAACTAGACTCTGACGCTGCAGGACATCTAACTAACCAGATAATGGAGATAGTTGATAATAGCTTAAAAAGCGAGGTTAAAACACTTACACCAGGTAATTGGTTGTTAAATAGTTCCACAAATAGGTATGAATATGATATAATTAAAGCTGGTATCACGACCGATACCTTAGTTACTGGACATTTAGACTTAGATAATCAAATAAAGCTAAATGACGCTTATATTAGTTCATATAATGGTGGTTATAAAATTATAACAAGTGTTAAACCTATTGAAGATATTTCTATAACTATAACTTATGAATTATCTAATTATGATTTAGAGGAGGCGTCTTAATATGATAGGTATGATAAATGTCGGTAATAAAAAATCAGTAAATATTAGTAAAGTATATGGTGTAAGAAGAAATATAAAATCGTCTTCTTCTGCTTGGGAAAGAATTAAGGACTCTGTAGGTTTAGTAGCTAATGCTCAAGTGGGAACTACTGCGGTCGTTAATAACTTCGACAGTATTTACCCATGGAGTGATATAATTACTTGTAATTATAATAATACTTCAAAAAAGATAGTTGCTTACTATGGAGACGCTAATTTCTCCTTTACTGGTAGTAATGGACAAGTATTAACTATTATTCCAGAATTTTATTATAAAAGATATGTCTCTGACGGCTACGAATATGTCTTAATATCAAAGGACAATTTAGACGGCTTTGTTAAGAGTGATAAATTTATGATAGGACGTTATACAATGTCTGGATCAAGTTCTGGAGTATTTAGTAGAAGTGGTTACTCTCCACTTGTAAATACTACGATAGCTAATTTTAGGCAATATGCTAAAAACTTAGGCTCTGGTTGGCAACAATTAGACTGGCACTACTTTATATTACAAATGTTATATTTAGTAGAATATGCAGACTATAACGCACAGTCAAAATTAGGAGCTGGGTTTACTAATGCTAATAACACAGGAGCTATTAAAAGTGGTGGCTGCGATAAACTAGGTATGAAGTCTGGTAGTGCAGCTGGAAACGATACAAGTTCTGTAATTTATCGTGGTGTTGAAGATATATTCGGTAACGTATGGCAATTTGTTGACGGTATCAATATAAATAATTATCAAGCTTATATAAATTACAACCCTAATACTTACGCTTCTGATGTATTTACTGGAGATTATCAAAAACTAGGTTATGTAAATAACTCTACAAGTGGTAGTTATGTTACAGGCTTAGGTTATGATCCAAAACACCCTCTTGTAGCGTTAGCTACTGATGTTGGAGGAAGTAGTAGTACATACACTACAGATTATTACTGGTGTGCTAATGAGAAACGTATCGCTCTTGTCGGCGGTAAATGGAACGACTCACTTTATTGTGGTTTGTGGTATTGGTATTGTAGTTATGACTCCAGTTTGGCTGCTACCACAGTCGGAGCTCGACTTCTTAAAACTAGT